TGATGATAGTTTTGGCTCAGGGTTAAGCACCGTATCCATCACGTAGTCATCGAACGCCTTACGCCTGATCTTGCGATACCCCTCATACAGCGCATCGACTTCAGCATCAGTAAGATACGATGCCTCACCACGCGGATTTTCTTTAGCCTTAACCTGCAATACAGATACCATGACGCTGTGCCACTTAGGGTCACGACCTACACTCACTCCATGTACAAAAAACTCTTCAGGGTGCGTTTCCATACGCTGCAACAGTATGTTTACCCCTGCGCTAAACTCTTCACTCATGTCAGCATTTCCTTGATTGTCGAACCTAACAATGTTAGGTTGGTTTCGTTGATAACAATCGCCACACCACCCGCCGCTTGTATCGCGGCTATCTCTCTGTCTTGTAGTGCTGTGGTCTTGCCCTTACCTGCCTTGCATTCGATGGCTAGAAAGCGCCCGTTGGCGCAGCAGATAATGTCAGGTATCCCCGCCCTGCCCATGCCGTTAGCGACAGGGAAAAAATAGTAGACGCCGACTGCTTTAAGCAGGTCAACGCACTTAGCTTTTACTTTCGATTCGGGGGTAGCCATGCTGTCAATATAGCATGGTTTTTTACATTGTCAACAAATTATTTTAATTATTTTTACGTTGACAAAATGAAACCTAACATTGTTAGGTTGGGTTGGGGGGTTAGTATATTAACTGCCCCCCGTCAGGGTCTTGAGAGAGTAGTACGTTAGGCGCACATTTAGCCTAGACCTAACGCTACACAGCTATTCACATATACAAGATGAGGTTAGCTGCGGATACCATGTAACTAGGCGCTCATGGGAATATGAATAGTTTAAACAGTTTCTTGCTTGCTGTGTTCGATTACGTATTCGTGCAACACTTCGCGCATCTTTGCTTGCATCGTGTGCGGGTATTTCGTTTTGTAAAACATCATTGTTTCTGTGGGTAGCCGTATGCTAGTCAGCATAAGCGCAGGCTTCTTAGCTTTGCCACGTACTTTTCGTTTAGGTAGTTCGATCATATTGGATTCCTCAACCATGCTGCTGCCACATCGGGGCGTGGGATAAACTCTTCTCTATGCCTAACATTGTTAGGTTCAAGCGCATCATCACCATCACCCCATGCCCATACTTTTGATAACTTGCCACGCTTACTAACCGAATACCCGCCAATGTGAATCTTGTTGCTTGTGTATAAAGTTTTAAGTGCGCTGTGTACCAATTTTATATCTTTGCCTGTTAGCTTAACCAATTCACTGGTAGTGGAATTTCCTTTTTTCTGTAAAGCCTGACCTACTGTTATTTTCTTAAGTGTTATGAACTGCGGTACGTCAGCCATTTTTCTTTCTCTCCACTTCGTGCATAGCTGCACGATAACCAATCTCGTACGCCTTGCGTATTGACATTTGACCCATTTCTTCACCGTTGTAATCAGCTACAAATTGCAACGACTTATATTGCGCTTCTGCTTCTAGCGTATGTGCTTGCTTCATCTGTTGCCATGCTTTGCGCTCAATCTCTTGCCATACTTCCTCTTCTTCAGGCGTCATCTTCTTCTTCCTCAGGTCTAGCGTTATCAATCCACACGTTCAGCCTGTCTATCTCTTTCTGTAGTGCATCACGAATACCTACAAAAATCGGCACATCTGTTGAACCTATTGCTCGTGGCTTTTCGTGCCATCTCTCATGCAATTCAAATGTGTCATCTAACAAAGCGCCCAATGTTGTTTTATATGTCACTCTGTCGTCACATCCGGTTACGTCAGCACTCCAGTAAATAGTCAGTGGGTCTTTGGGTCGCCGGTTGCCAATACCATCGCCTTTTGACCACTGATAGGGCAAGTAAAAACTTATGTCCTCGCTATCGTTAACAAGTTCTTCTATTGTGTAATCAAGTATTTCTGATGAAGGGTATTTCACCAGTTTTGCGTATGGGTGTTTAGTCATTTTCTTCCTCCTCTTCACTTAGGCACAACATCTCTTCGATCTTGTTCAGCTTCTCTTGAACGTCTTGCACCATGAACAAAACCAACTCACGAATGTCACTTGGTAGTGGCGGCATCTCAGTCATGATATTTATCTGCCTCTAGTTCTAATGCGGTTTTAGACTCACGTAGCAGTTTGTCAGCCAACTCAAACGCTCGTGGTATCGCTACGTCATCCCACGTTTCCCCCTCGGGTACGTCTAACTTCCAATCACCTGCACACATCCCTGCAAATATCTGTGTTGCTATTTCTAAGCGTGTCATGTGTTTTTCTCCTTTAGTTTTTCTTCTGTCCAATCAATTAGTCTTGACGGTACGTTAGTCGAGTAGTTTAATAATTCATCACGATCTTCTTGTGTCAGCCCGACCCATTGGCGCTTAGGCACACGAACCTGTACGGTTAGTTCTTTTATTGCCTCGTCATAGCCATAAGCAATAACTTGGTTTGCCGCCTCATGCACAACATCTTCCATCTGCGCCAATAGGCGTTTCTTTAGTTCCTCCTGCATTTGCCATTGCAGCGATGGTATTAGTATTGACAGCAGATCATCTGCCTTTGACTTACCTGATTTAAACAGACCCATTGTTCTTTTCCTTAAAGTTATCTACAGCAATACACCCACGCTCACGGCAACCCTCATCCATGTCGGGCAGGTACTCATCAAGTGCTTCGTATATCTTCATGGGCAGCATTGACGATGCGTGATACAAAACCGCAATAACCTTTAGTTTTTCAATCAACGGCTTGGCTTGTTCATAACGCACCGTTTTTCCCCTTGAGTTTGGCTTCGATCGCATGGGCAAACACTTTACGAGCGCCACCATCTCGTGCGTTTAACATCATTGGCGTATTCCCCCACGCTTCTTCAATTTCAGCATCCGTCAGCACAACCCACTCTTTGCGTGGTGGTGCGGTGTAGAGTTTTGTTCCAAAAGGTAATGTTTCCATCCAATCTGCGTCTGCAATGGTGTCCCATCCTCCTTCTTGTAATTCCCATACCGCAACAGGCTCTTGCTCAGGCTTGGCTAACTCACCATTTAGCGCATCTTCAATTAACTTGATTGTTTCAGGCGTTACCTCGGTCAAATGCCCAATGTTATATCCGTGGTGGAACAAATCCCTGTCACGATAGATTGCATAACCATCGCCATGTGGTTTGATTGAATACAAAGCGGACACAGGCTCTTGCTCACGCTTACCTAACAATGTTAGGTTCTCTTGCTGTAGCTGCCGTATGTACTGCGCTGCCTCGGCTTGCTCTTGGTGCGTCATGAAGTAGCCGTTTTCTAAGTTACGCAGTATCTTGTCAGGGCTTAGTGGGTTCATGCTGCCCCCGTTAATTTCAATATTAAAAAGCAGGTCACCATGCCCCATATCCACCCAAGAAAGAAGTAGTCGCCTCTCATTTCAGTACCTCCGCTGTTTTTAAATGACCTGTTTCACCGTCAAATGTCAGACGTAAGTTTGGTTCTGAATATAACGAAGTTGTACTATGTCTAGTCACATGAACTTGTATACTTAAATCAGGATTTGGTTCAGTCTTGATGCGGTATTCAGTGTCATCGTTCCACTGTGGCTTACAAATTTCAAACCATGAACCATCAAATTGTTTAGCTTCAATTATCATGTCGGCGTCATCAGCCCAAGCGTGTATTAAATCTGCGTGTTTGCGTTTCATTTCGTTTCCTTAATTATCATCAGCACCCATAAGATCACCGCAATCGCAAGGTAGAAATAACCTACCCACTCGATCAGTTCGCTTGATGTGTTCATATCCTCTCCTTAGACGGGGTATGCTACGCAAGCCACACCCCTTGGCTGTGTCACAGTATGCGTAAGACTTCGACTTTGCCTTTGTTCATGGAAGTGGTGACCGACCCTACGCCCCACTTTTTTGTTGCCATGTTAATGGTTGTGCTACGCACCGACTCTTTGACCAAGCCCTCGGTGTCAACTATGGCTACGTCACCAACGCCTAAGTCCAGTAAGCCTTGACGCTCAACGTGATCTTTATAAGTGCCTCGTGGAAATTGGCGTGGGTTGTGCTTACGTGTTTTCTTTTCGGCTAAGACTAACTCGCCATGGGTAATCACTTCACCATCTTCTTTCTTGATTACAAACTCGGCTTTAAGTGCTTTGAGGATATTGACTGCTTGATTAAATGCTTTATCAGAGATACTCATTTTACTTCCTTGAAGTTGTTGCGCTATTATTTTTACTCTAGCCCTGAGCGCATACAAAGCTAGAGTGGTACATATTACCTAAGTTTTTAACATTGTCAAGAACCGTACTACAAAATAAAATAAATAACTGTGTATAGCGTGATCAACGTAGATATGCCTAGAGCTATATAGATCAACGTAGACCATCGTGTCTTTTGTGCAAACCCGTGGTTGTTGAGCAACATATCTTGCAGCCTCATTGCGTCATAGTCGAGTGGCGGGTTTTTGCCTGAGTACCACCCGTTAGTCTGACGCTTCTCAAACCACTTAGGCTCGTAGTTGCAGCCGATCTTTACTTTGCATTTCATGGCTTACTCCTTATCTTTAATTACAACGAACGTATTTTCAGTTGCACGAAAGCCTATGTCACTCACCGCTTGACCGTCTTTGACTAGCTTCAGTATGCCTAGCTTATGCCTAACATTGTTAGGTAGTTCGTCACCCAACTTCTTGTCAATCCCACCCGCACCGTTAGACATTATGTAGTAGTCACCCTGTTGGTAAACAGTAAACGCATCGCCGCCAGATATAGTAGATTGTTGGTACAACGTACCTAGGAGTAAGGACTCTACTTGCAGCTCAGGCAACTTACTAAGCACCGCACGTTCACCCGCATCTGTGACGGTATCAACAAACTTATCCCAATGCGCCATCATGTACGTATGTATAGTGACTTCATTGTTACGCCATATTCTGTTGGTCATGCCGTTCTTTTCCCTAACCTGAGCCGATAACTTTTCCTGAGCCACCATGTACGCTTCATCGAATAACTCCCTGTCGTCTTTTGCACCGAAGTGCTTAAGCACTAGCTTGACTGCCTTGTCGATGTTGCTAGTCTTGTACGAATTTGCTCTTGACAACGCCGCACTTGTACGATGGTTACCGATATGAAAGCTGTGCAACTTAGTTTTCCATGACCAACTGCCTAACTCAACAAAACCTAGCACCTCACGCTTATCGTACACAGCAAAATCTCTAGCCTCAAAGTTTACGGTTAGTTCTTCGTTAGGTACGCCATGAAACGAACCATACTTCGCCACGAACCGCCATTCAGGTCGCTTAAGTGCGAGCTTCTCAATCAACGGGTGAATAAACTCGCTGATGCCATACTCACCTAGTGTGTAAGTTTTTCTGTTACCTGTGTTGAAGTCTTTAAATCTTTCCTGCACATACGCATCTATTTCTACGTTAGGCAGCGCCAGCGGTAATAATTTTGCTTCAGGCATTACTCTCTCCTTACCAGTTAAATTTGCCGAGTATGTTGTCGATCTTAGACTTCATCTCAGCCCGTACTAATGAATCTTCCTTGATCTCTTCAATGTCTGCACCTAACATTGTTAGCTCAAGCGCACGCCTTGCTTCTTCCAACTGCGGGTCATTGGTCACGTTTAAGTTAGTCAACAAGCTGCACATCTGTTGGGCGTTAGTGACGAACGTGTCATGCCAACGCTTTTTCTCGTCAGCCCCCGCCGATGATAGTTTTTCTGACATACTCACAAGCATAGTATGCAGATCACCCCACGGCTTACGCATCGCATCGGCTAACCGACCATTGAAGTCAGCCTCATACTGCTGCTTCATTTCTTCTAAGTCCTGCAACGGTACGTCTAAGCGGAAGTCGCCCGCTTCAGGCAATGGACTAAACACTAACCTGAACGCAAACTTATCGCGCACCTCGTCAACGCTTGGGTAGTCAGCCTCGTTGTACAACGTACCCATGTATATCTGCGCTGCGTGTTTAAGGCTATCGTAGTTATCCACAAGCCTACCGCACAGGGTATCGAAGTGTGCCTTGCGTACGTTCATCTGCTGCTTGAAGTCCATGAACAACGATGTGGGTAACATACGCCCACCACGGTCAGCCCAAGGCAATGTCACCTTGTTGTTATACAGGCGGCATGCTGCTGCGTAATCACTAATGTCTTTACGTAGTGACGTACCTGCAAGCAGGTTCTTGCGAAACGCACCCGACCCCGACCCTGCATTGCTATTGCTAATCACCTCATTGGTTGCACTCTTGTCCAACTTGGCTGCTGTCCATACGCTGATGTTCAGCTCTACTAATACTGCGCTAGATGCTATGCTCATTTGATTCTCTCTCAGGATAACAATTGTTGATAAACTCTTTAAATGCTGCGTATACTGCTAACTCATCGGGTTGGTCATACACCATCCAATGCACCTCACCGTCTACTACGAAAAGAACCTTGTACCACTCATGCTCAGGCTCTCGATTACTTAAGCATGGTCTAATCTTCACATCACTTATTCGACTGTTCATTACTCTCCTTCTCAGGAAACTTCCTGTTGGCGTACTTCATAAATGCTGCGTATGCTGCTAACTCATCTTTTGCGTGGCAATCTATGTGACAATTTTGTTGGTTGTCTACCCTATAAGTGATCGTGTATGTTGCTTTCCCGTAAGTATTTGAGTAACGCCATTCGACCCTCACGTTACTTATGCGACTGTTCATCACTCCCTCCCTAACATTGTTAGGATATGCTTTGTTGGCAAACTCTGTAAACCGTTGAAATGCGTGTAACTCATTTGTTGCTATGTACTTTGTGTAGCGGGCTGGTGGTTCGTTATCTACCACATAGAAAACCGTGTACACATTATCTCCATGCCTTGTAAACCAACCCCACTCAATCTTCACATCGCTTATTCGACTGTTCATCACTCCCCCTCAAGAAATCTCTTGTTGGCGTAGTCCATAAATCGTTGAAACGCTTGCAACTCATTTGTTGCTACACACTCTCTTTTCATCATTGGGTATAGCTTATCTAATGTAAAAGTAATCTGATATATGCTATACCTGTCATCTAGGTGGCTTGGGTAACGCCACTCAATCTTCACATCGCTTATGCGACTGTTCATGTGACCTCCCTAAGTAACGATGACGGGCTTACCTGCTAACTTCGCCATGCGGTACACGTTGTCAGGCATGATCTCCATGTGCCAACGCATATCCTCCTGTGGGTAGACGTAGTGCATCGTGATGCCCTCACCTTTAGAATCTCTCTGATACGTTGTTTCGTATATCTCGGCTGTGGATAACATCGCTGCCATCTTGATAGCCTCGTCAGCATTGACGATGTACTTCTTATACCCAATCTCAATCACTACTTTGCTCATCACCTACTCCAAAAGTTACATGACAACTATACGTTCGTATAAAATTGGCTACTGCACCTAACTCGTCATCTGCAAAGATGTGTAGCTTGCGCTTGCAGTAGCCCCCGCTGAAGAAAACATGGAAGTGTATGAAAAATGAATCCGTGAAATGTCCATGGGTCACACCCTCAATCCTTACGCGCCTAATCCTTGGTAAATACCTAGCCATGTTTTCTTCCACCTAACATTGTTAGTCAACGTGAATGGTTTTGCCGTGCGGTGACATCGCAGTATTACCACCTACGATAGCCCACAGTACAGGCACACCCTGCCACAACTCATCATCGCCCCATGAGTCGATGTAACCATCGGTTAAGATGATCACGCACTCAGGCTTGATGCCTTTCTTCTTCAGGTACTTAGCTACACAAGTCGGGTCAGTACCACCACCCCCACGCATACTCTGTATGTCCTGATCACTAACATTGTTACCCTCGAACTGCTGATGCGACTCGACTGCACCATCCCAATCAATCATGTCGATACGTTCGGGGCTTACCTCCTCTGCAATAGCCTTGCACTCTGATGCCGTGGAATTGCGTTCGTCACGACCCATCGAGCCTGATGTATCTCGACCGATTACGATATGTCCAACCTTTTCACCGATCATCGTAGGCATATACACATCACCCGACAAGAACCTACGATTAGGTCTACGCCATGATGACGTATCCTTGTTGGCACACACCGCCTTGACAAACTCACGCAACTGCTCACGCCAATCAACCTTGGGGTTCATCAACTCTGCTAGGTCTAAGGGCATATCACCTGCACCCCCACCGATTGCATTGCTCATTGCACCTGAGCGAATAGCCTGATCAATCTCACGTTCGAGATGTTTCTTGTCCTCATCGGACAACTCAGACGCACCCGCCCAATCATGCTCATCGAACCCATCGCCGCCACCTCCACCGCCTCCCTCCTGCTTGAGTAGGTCGAACACTTGCTTGGCGTTCATGCCCCGATACTTCTCATCGACCAAGCCCACCGCCTTACCGTCTTTCATCGGCATGGCAATCACGGCTTCCTTGGGGTCAAGGTCTTTCAACTGTAAGTTAATCACGTAGTCACACGCTGCATTGGCAAGCATGGCGTTCTCATCGTGCAACTTCTTCCATGTAGTCAAGTGTCGGTAAGCCTTGTGCATATTCTCGTGCATCACGACAAACGCTAACTCCTTGTCATCAAGTGTTGCCATAAACTTGCGCCCGTAGGTTTCGTCACGCCCGTTGGTCATCGCCGTTGGGCAGTTATCCGATACGCTAGTCTTGCCAATCATCATGATGCTTCCCCAAAACGCAAACTTAGGGTTACGCATGATTCCGATCTTGATCTTCTTGAGCCTACGCTCTTGGTCTATCTCAGCCATTTCTTACTCCCGTTGTACCTGCTGTTGTTAAACTACCCTGATACTTTTTAAACGCTAAGTAAGCACCCAACTCATCGCTTGCGTTTATGTCTTGATAGACTTCTTCGCTTCTATGTGGCGTTTTAAACCACACCCTGAAACGCTTGAAGCCTACGTTGCGAATCTCGGTTATCTCAGCCACTACTCTATCTCCTTGAACATAACAATGTTAGATTCGGTTCGTACAAACCTACCCTTACCATCTGCTACTGCGGTAGCTGTTTCGTATGATGCCCGCAGTAGTTGCCTAAACTTAGCGTTAGATACTTGCCACAAGACAGTCATCGTCAACGCCCATGCAATACAGAATATCTCTGTTGTACTCATCACTACTCCTTGTCAGGTACACACAACTTGAACGCTTCGATGAGCCGCTTGTAAACTTCCAACTCATCTTGCGCTTCAATTTCCATAATCATCTTCACTTGGAACCGATCGGTTACAACGCTACGGTATACATCAATATGCTTAAGCACATCGAATGAGTAGTCCTTTAGCGAAGCAACGATGACCTTATTGTTCAGGTCTATCGGATAAGCCATTACAGTAAGTCCTTACCGTGTTTGATACGCCATTTCAATGTTGCGTATGGCACACCTGTTTCTTTTACCCATTCAGGCAACGTCATAATTCGTCCTTTATATTCATGTAAAGCACCACGTTTATATTCAGGTGCGGCAAACAACGCATCACCCCTTACACCTTTTTTCCATCGGCTTGCAATCAATCCATACTTCCATCCAAGATGCTCAGCCCATTGCATCAATGTCTTGGTTTCCCCCCTATATGTTATGAATACGTTAGTGTCACGATTGTTAGCCTGTTCTTTACGGGTAGCCCACCTAACATTGTTAGGTTCGTAATTACCGCTGTTATCAATACGCTCTAATGTCATACCCTTCGGCGGCTCACCAACATCAGCAAGAAACGCAGCGTAATCATCAGCCCATGTTTTGTGCATAGTGATGCCACGTCCACCATACCTTTCATAATGTTCGGTGTTTGGGTTAAAACATCGTTGCTTGATACCTACCCATATTTTGTATGTACGAGTAGCCTTACCCTGACGCGCATCCACCGTAGCGCCATGTAGTACACGTTTACGGTTTGAATCTGCTACACCTTGGTTATATTTACGTTCCATGTTCTATCCTTAGAGTGGCGGGGTATACCCCTGTCTGTTGAGTATACCCTATCTAAAGACTTGTGACAAGTCTAGAGTAGATCTTGGTTTTTTGTGACCCATTCGCTAAACTTTTTAGAAGAAAAAGCCACAGCCTGTTTGTTAGACTTGGCAATATTTATACAAAAACATGCTTGCCATTCTGCTGAAAACCGTTCGATGTAAGACATAAACTTGTCCATCGTTTCCTTGGTCACCTTGGCAATTGCACCGAACGCAACCACCGCACAAGCACCTGCATCTACTGGAATCTTGGCTGTCGTTGGGTTGCTGATGATCGACTCCCACACAGGCAACTGATCTGCATAGGTGATAAACGCCTCAAGCCCTCTCGCACCCGCCTCACCGATTGCACCTGTTAACGCACTAATCACAACGTCATAGTCCAACCGATCACGATGCCTAACAATGTTAGATGCGGTTTCCAACGAACGCGGCGACACGAACGCTTGCTGTACACGCTTAGGGTTAAAGATAAACGGGTTGCCCTCTTGGTTACCATCAAGGTAGCTTGCCAACGTATGCGGGAATTGACGCACCCATGCACACACCTCTGCTGATACACCGTTATCCACAGCCCATGACACCCACTCGTCAGCGTTAGGCTTACGCACCACTACAGGCACAATACGGTTACGGGTATGTGCTTTCATGTTGTCACCCACACCATCGCTCGACAGGTTGCCCGTCATAAAGATGAACGACTCAGGGTGTACCGTAATATCACCAAGCCTCGGATTGCTCTTCTCAAGCAACGGGTGCAACATATTCTTGACTGGCTCTGCACCTTTCGTAAACTCGTCAAGCATGATGATGACGGGCTTGCCTGTGTGCATCTTGAATCGGGCATTGGGGTAATACCGTGTCGTGCGGGTTTCATGGTCAATCACAGGCATAGCAATATCGCCTAAGTCCATGTTCGGTACGTCTATGTACGACACCTCGTGGGTTGGAAACATTGCAGCTAACTGCTTAAGCAGAGAGCTTTTACCGATCCCAGGTTCGCCGCCCAAACTGAAGCGTGTTTCGGGGCTTGATGCAATCAAGGTTGCTGCTTGGCTCAGGGTGATTGTCTTGCCAAAATTTAGTTCTGCCATTTCATTCTCTCTAGGTTGTGCCTAACATTGTTAGATTGGGTTAGGCTTGGGTTTGTGCTACAAAAATCTGTGTTGCTATGTATATTATACTACAATGTTATGTTAAAGTCAAGTCCTTTGGTCATAAGCCACGACTAAAGTTACTCGAACGCCCAACCGTATATGTCTTTCTTCACTACACCTACGGGCACTTCCACTTCCTTGAACACTTCCTGCTTATGCTTGGACAGCACCATGCGGTCAATCATTTGCATCACCTCTTTATGCGCTCGGTACTCATTGCGCCATGTGCCTATTTGAATACGCAATGCAACGATCGCCTTGTACTTACCCATCGGGTCATCGCTACGCATCATCGCCATGAACGCATCCACTTCTTCGGGCTTTGAGTATTGCCACCTTGGGCTGTTCAGACGCTCGTATTCATAGGTACTCCCGTCACCGTAGGTATGAACGGTTGTGCTGCACCCGAACATTTCACGCTGCTCATCATCGCTTGGCATCGTTGCACCTAGCTTGAAATACCCATCGGCGTAGTTATAGACGTCTGCATACTGCTGCCTAACAATGTTAGCCACGCCCCGCTTGATGTGATGCACCACGTTGGGCTTGACCGACACGGGATGATAGTTACCATTGCGCTCAGGGTCACGCTTGATCACTAGACCTTCTTGCTTAGGCACAACGAACGCACCTGCGCTCAGATAAATCTGAACCTTGTAGTCCGACTGAAACGAACGTATCCCCAACACTTCTTCAATAAACGCACACGATGACACGCTTATCCATTGGGGTTTTATCCACACCTCCCCATTCGGTCTGAACGTCACCGATGGTTTGGCGTTGCAGTCGCAGCACTCGACCTCTTGCTTGTCGTTCAACTGAATGCTGAAGTGTGGTCTATCCCTATGCCCCAATGGTCTGCACTCAACGTCACGCCCACGTATAGGTCTAGTGTCATTGAATTTCGCTAACGCTTGCTCATAATTTTTTATGTAGGTTATGCCACTATTACGGTATCCTTTACCCCAACCCATGTTGATTCTCCTTTAAATCATCTTCATCACGATAGGGCTGCGCCCACCCGTATACTTCATTAAACGAATTAGGGAAGCGACCATGCAAGTCTAAAAACCGATACGACTCACACACTATGCAACCCCACATGAAATCCTTGCACCGCTTGCCTATGTTGCTTGTCAGCCCACGGTGCTTTAAACGTCTGACTTTCACACTTCCTCCTGTTGTTCAAGCACAATCTTGTAACCCAACGCCTTGATGATGCCGATCTGTCGTTGAGTGAGTGTCTTGGTATCACCTAACATTGTTAGGCACTTCGCTGTGTCGCATACTGGGTAAATCACATCGTTACCGTATAGCGTCTTACGTCTAACGATTATTTCCATTGAGTTAATTAACTCATTCAATGCAGTCACCACGTTGCCAATCTCTACGGGCGTGAAGTCACTACCTGCAATATGCACAGGTGCTTTATCCCAATCGGCTTTCTTCAATGCTGCAATTAGGTCTTGCAATGCTTGGTTCATTTAGTCACCTCGTCTAGTGCGTGTTTTACCGCTAAATAGGCATACAAGATTTGCTGATGATGCCGACTGTTTTCTAATAACGACTGTGCCAAGTCCAACGATTCTTTTGCCTGCTCCATGACAGGTTTCAACGCTTTCAGCTCACGAGCGGCGGCGAGTGCTTCTGTTACTTTTGTTGTCGTTGGCTTTACGCACTCATCTAAAGCATCCTCAAGCGCATCAATAATTAAATCAATCCTGTCCATCACTTGCCTCCTTTGCTTGTTTAGCCAACTTGATTAACTCGCCTACCACGTAACCCATGCCCTTGTACGTTTCGTCAGAGTAATGACCGCCTTTTAGTGCGTGCATCTTAGGCACAACGTCACCCGCATGGGCACAGTCAAAGCCGAACGTGGTGTAGTTAGGCATAGCACCGCTATACGTCAGACCGCCGTGAACGTCAGCGTCAACCTCGTCATAGCCTTTGCCGTGCCATGGGTGTGTTCCATCTACTACGATATATCCACACAGATGCCCCAAGTTATCGTGCCGCTTGGCGTAGCACTTGAACCCATACACCTCAAACTCAATCAGATCAGGCTCACCTGACCATTCGCCGCTACCTAGACAATCCTGCTTCGCAGTAATGTTGCCTAACATTGTTAGCTTACTCATCGCTATCCCCCTCGTTATCACCACCGAACGAACCAATAAACTCAGACTTCTGCATCACAGGCTTATCTAGTGCCAATGCGTGCCAACGCATCACCTCACGCATAGACTCGACAGACTCCGCACCTGTGCATGGTTCGCTATACCCAACGGGTACACCCTTGTCGTTGTAATGCACCTCATGTAGTGCGATGTATGGCTCATCACCGTTCTCATCGCTCAGGTCGATTAACCTGAAATTCCAATAGCTCATGTGTTACTCCTCAAAAAGTCTATGCAAAATAAAATAGCTGCAAGCGCACCGCAACACACCGCAGCCCCAAGAAAGAAATCAACTAGCTCAGACATCGTCATCGCCCTCACCGCAATGTTCTTCGTTTAACCACACCATCAATTGCCCACATTGCATACGCTCTGTTACTTCCAACGTAGACCCATCATCGAACACCAACACAACACCTTTCGAGTCGTTATCAATATGCTTTGCTTTCACTACGGTCAAACCTACTAAGTCTTTAACTTTCATGCCAATCTCCTTGATCTAACAATGTTAGGTTTATGTGGTTCTCTGTTGCCTACTTACGTAGTCCTCTTGGGATTCAACTGCTTCAACATCTGCATATCGCTGATGTACATATAATTTGATTTATTCAAAGGTGCTATCGTGTGCTTGACCTCTTTAGCCTGCAAGTCACCGCATGGTAAGCAGGTCGAATAGCCTAGCCGCCAACGGGCAACGGGCACATGACCGCCATAGCACTTGGTACACAAGTATCGGTTGTCCTCATTCATCACGCGCACCCATTGCAAGTAACTCAACGGCTATGGTGTTCACCACAACCTGCACCGCAGTCATCACGGCAGCAGGGTTATCGCTTGCGTCAGCAATCTGTGTTGCAAACTCGTAAGCATCGTGCAGGTTATCTCGTGCTGCAAAAAGACCTGAGTAAAGAGCCTTGCCTAATTGGGTAGGCGTGAATTGCGTTTGATTATCCATTGTGTGTACTCTCGTATGTGTAGGTATACCTAACATTGTTAGGTGGTTGGTTAGAATGTTTCTTCGTCAAGGTGCGAAAACTTGGTGTCGTGCAACGCATCGACATAGCCTTGTTGGTATTGCTTGTCTTGCGTAAATGCTGCTACGTTCATGTCGTTATTGATCGCATCGGCATAGCCGTACAGGTAAGCATCGGTCTTGCTATCAGGGTTCATAAGTCCTCTCGGTTGGTTGGTTAGCCTAGTCAATCCCGCTATCGCAGGATTGCCCTAACAATGTTAGGTCGGATTGGTTAGTTGAATGGCTTGTAATCGGCAGGGTGACGTAACCCTGTGTTGGGGTCGCACAGGTTGGTCAAGTCCAAGGTTGCATACAACTGTTTGATGGTGTCGCAGCATTGAAGTAACTCAATATCAGTAAGCAGCCCTGTGCTGTATTGGCTCACGATACTGATCAATTCCTTGTGCAACTCAACGTCATCGAATTGCTTGCGTGGTTTGGTGTCGGACATAACATTACCTCTCAGATGTACCTAACATTGTTAGGCGTGGTTGGTTGATTTCATTTTACTGGGTACTAGGTATATTATACCACATTGTTATGTATAAGTCAAGTCCTTTGGTCGCAGGCAGGACTAAAGTATGGGGAGTGCAATTGGGTAGGGTCAACCCTAGGGATTAGCGCAGCTAAGCCACGCAATGTTATGCGGCAATGTTAGAAAAAGGGGCTAATGTTAGAAAATTGAGATATGACATAACAAAGCAAGACCCGCATAAACAAAGGCTGTGAAGGGTATTGTTATTTTGTTTAGTAAAAAATAAAAATAAGAGAAAAACTAGGCTCACGCAATTGCGTTGAAATGTTATGTTTGATGCACTTGCTCAGATGCTCTTGCAATCGGAAAGTCGTATATATACCTTGAAAAACACGTAACATTCTAACATCGCTTTAAAATCAAGCACTTACAAATAACATTAGGCTAACAAAGCACATAACACATAACATTACCCTAACGCTTTCGCTTGCGCTTTCGCTTGCGCCTGCGCACAAAACTATCACAACTACTATCACTACAACTACTATCACTAAAAAAATGTAAACAAAATCGTTGACAACAAAAGAAAAAAGTGATATGATGCTTGCATCATATCACTAATGGGCGGCGTTCAATTCGTTTGACTCGGGGAATACTAGCCATGGTTTCGCAACCCCTAAGCGCCTGAATCTATCTACATCGGTTTTCTCCATACCTAACAATGTTAGGTCATTTCGCTAATTCCTCGACAAACCAAAAAACCAACGGGATTGTCATTAGCATGATCGCTGCAATACACATCACGTTGACCCAAAACTTATCCTTGTGCATTTTGAAACCTCCAAGTTATACCTAACATTGTTAGGCTGGGGCAGGTTTCCCTGCCCTGCCCATTCGCTTACTTCAGGTTCGCTAGGTCAACGCCTAGTGCCATAAGTGCCGCACCGATTGCCACCTGTGCCTCGTATACTCGGCGGTCAAGGTTCTCTTGTTTGGCATTGAAGATATACAACTTGGACAACTCTTCAATGTTGCGTAGCATCGGGCTGCGTTTGTTATTCGCACCTGACTCGCCTTGGTCGCACTCGGTTATGAGATTGCCCTCGGTGTCATAGGCAGGTAGTGGCTTGCCATGCGTGCCGTGTTTGGTTGCCTCTTCAGCACCATACTTACGGATGCGTGCCCATACTGTGCTAGGGTTGCTATGCTTTGCAGCATGAAGAACCTTGTACAACTCGCTTTTCTCGGCGTGAACAGGTGCAGCGGTAACGCTCTTGTCTGTCGCCTCAATATCAAACCAAGCAAAGGTGAACTCGGTGTTTAGTGCCACAGCGTACTCGCGCTCTGCACCGTATGCCCTGACTACGCTATCTGCTACAGCGGCACGAAGTGAACCAAGATCAAACAGCACTTCTACGTTAGTGATGGTTTCCATAATCGACTACTCCAAAGGTTTGCCTAACATTGTTAGGCTAGGTTAGCGACCTAGCGAATTTGCTAGATCAGCCTATATTGTACCACGATTAGGGGTTAATCTAATCCAATCTGTAAACAATAATTAAAAAATAAATACCTAACATTGTTAGGGTATGGGGTAGAAAAGCGGGCACAGGTCAGCCCACGCACCCCCACCCCCCAAAAGGCAAAAAGGGACTCCTACCACTGCTTACTCTATGATTTACACGTCCGATACCCATCCCCAAAAAACACCCCCCGTCATCACTTTGTACCTCCCACACCCCCCACCCCCTATACAAAATTAAAAAGTTGCGTATACTATGCGTATCGGAGCCACAAAAAGCACTGAACACCTATGCCTGCTATTAACGTAGAACCAGCAAATGATCACCCCGTGCCATACAACACGTCCGACGAAAAACCGGCTACGTTTAAAGATGAGCTAACGGTCACGGCGAATACCGTAGATTTGCTTGAAGGTCTAGGCATGCAGGTAGAAGCCACCCCTGCCGATGTTGAACGAACCAAACGGCTCGTTGCTGAAGCAATTTCAGGCCAGAAAACAACCACACTACAGCAACCCACTGCAGCCTTTGCAGCTCGGGAGTTCCTCAAAGCTTACGGTAACCAGTTAGCCATGGACGTGCATGAAGTGCGTTCAGCGGTGACAGCTAAGCTCATGGAAATTGCCAACTGCGGCGACCCTAAGTTTGAACTCAAAGCACTCGAGCTGCTCGGCAAACACAGCGACATTGGGTTATTTACTGAGCGCAGTGAGATTACGGTCAACTACAAATCCTCATCAGACCTTGAGAACGCCATTAAGGATAGGGTCAAGAGACTGCTCAATGCGGACATCGTGGACGTCACGCCGATCGGTGATGATCTGGATGCTGAGTTAGGTGTAGTGGACTTAGGCGAAATCAAAGAATGATGGGTCCAGCCAAAAGCTTGCTGGAAGAGGTGTCCCTCAAAGACATACCTTCAATACTGGCTAAGCTGACTGAAAGCGAACGACACCAACTGCTCATAGAGCTTGAGCGACTACAAGAGCTAAAAGACAAAGAGTTGGCGCAAGAGAAGTTCTTGCCATTCGTTGAGCGCGTCTGGCCTTCATTTATAGCGGGACGACACCATGCAAAGATGGCTGCAGCATTCGAGGAAGTGGCTAATGGCACTTGTAAGCGGCTTATCATTAACATGCCTCCTCGTCATACAAAGAGTGAATTTGCTTCTTATCTATTACCTGCTTGGTTTTTGGGTAAATTTCCCGGCAAAAAAATTATTGAGACCGCCCATACCGCTGAGCTTGCCGTTGGTTTTGGACGTAAGGTACGAAACCTTGTGGATTCAGAGGCGTATAAGTCTATATTCCCAAATGTTGGACTGCAATCTGATTCTAAAGCAGCGGGTAGATGGGCGACTAACCATGGTGGAGACTATTTTGCTATCGGTGTCGGGGGTGCTGTTACGGGTAAAGGCGCGGACATCCTTATTATTGACGACCCACACTCAGAACAAGAGGCAACAGTAGCCGAAAGCAACCCTGAGGTGTACGATAAGACATACGAGTGGTATACCTCGGGGCCTAGGCAGCGTCTGCAGCCGGGGGGAGCCATTGTCATTGTGATGACAAGGTGGTCAAAGAAGGATTTGACCGGTCAGGTGCTCAAGTCAGCGATGCAACGCAGTGGTGAAGAGTGGAAAGTTATTGAATTTCCAGCAATTTTGCCCTCAGGTAACCCACTTTGGCCTGAATTTTGGCCTATTGAGCAGCTAGAAGCTCTCAGAAACGAGTTGCCAGCGGGAAAATGGCAGGCTCAGTACCAACAACAGCCAACTTCTGACGTAAATGCGATCGTTAAGCGTGAATGGTGGCAGCTTTGGGAGGACGATACCCCGCCGCCGTGTGAATTTATCATCCAGTCATGGGATACGGCGTTTCTTAAGACCCAGCGTAGTGACTATTCAGCATGCACAACGTGGGGCGTGTTCTACCAAGACGACGATGCGGGTATCTCACAGGCTAATTTGATTCTTTTGAACTCAATTAAGAAGCGCATGGAGTTTCCTGAGCTTAAACAGCGTGCCTATGAGGAGTGGAAAGAGTGGGAGCCAGATGCCCTGATCGTTGAGGCTAAAGCGTCGGGTACGCCGTTGTTATTTGAGCTGCGGGCCATGGGTATACCAGTGCAGGAGTATACGCCGAGTAAAGGTAACGATAAAATAGCTAGACTTAATGCGGTAGCTGATATATTTGCATCAGGTAGAGTGTGGGTTCCCGGGACACGTTGGGCCGACGAGCTGGTTGAGGAAGTGGCGAGCTTCCCGTCAGGTGAACATGATGACTTGGTGGACTCAATGACTCAGGCGTTGCTGCGGTTTCGCAGAGGTGGGTTCATACGGTTAGCCAGTGATGAGCCTGAAGAGGTTCGTGAATTTCGTCGCAGAAAAGCTGCGTACTACTAAGGATATATTATGGCTATCGACAAAGCGCTATACGCGGCCCCACAGGGGCTTGAGGCGTTGGACCAGATGAATGAGAACGAGCCTGCGCTCGAGATTGAGATTGAGGACCCGAAATCGGTGACGATCGGGCTAGATGGTGAGCCGATACTTGAGTTCACAGCCGAGGAAGCCGAAGAGGACTTTAGCAAGAACCTTGCTGAAGAGATGGACGACAGCGAGATGCAATCACTTGCCAGTGAGTTGACTGGTGACTACGATGATGACGTTAGCTCGCGCCGTGACTGGATGCAGACTTACGTTGATGGCCTTGAGCTGCTCGGGTTAAAGATTGAAGAGCGCACGGAGCCGTGGCCCGGCGCATGCGGTGTGTACCACCCACTGATGACTGAAGCACTGGTTAAGTTCCAGTCTGAGACCATGATGGCGACGTTCCCCGCCGCTGGGCCAGTTAAGACACAGATCATTGGTCGTGAGACCCCTGAGAAGAAAGAAGCTGCAGTGCGTGTCCAAGACGACATGAACTACCAGTTGATGGACAAGATGACTGAGTACCGCCCTGAGCATGAGCGCATGCTGTGGGGCTTGGGGTTAGCGGGTAATGCGTTCAAAAAGGTGTACTACGACCCGTCGCTTGAACGGCAAGTGAGTATCTTTGTACCTGCAGAGGACATTGTTGTGCCGTACGGCGCGTCGAACATTCAGACTGCGGAGCGTGTAACCCATGTGATGCGCAAGACTGAAAACGAGATGCGCAAACTTCAAGTTGCTGGCTTCTATAGGGATGTCGATCTTGGTGAACCAAATAATGTTCTTGATGAAGTTGAAAAGAAGATTGCTGAGAAACTCGGCTTTCGTGCAACCTCAGACGCAAGATACAAATTGCTCGAGATGCAAGTCAACCTTGATCTGCCCGGTTACGAACATAAAGATGAAAACGGGGAGCCAACGGGTATCGCTCTGCCATACATCGTTACCTTAGAGAAAGGCAGTAACACAATACTTGCTATACGCCGTAACTGGGAGCCAGACGATGAAACCTTCGCAAAAAGACAACATCTGGTCCACTACGGTTATGTGCCGGGTTTTGGTTTTTATTATTTTGGTCTTATTCATCTGGTTGGCGCTTTTGCTAAATCTGGTACATCGCTCATTCGCCAATTAGTCGATGCGGGTACGCTAAGCAACTTGCCCGGTGGGTTTAAAACCCGTGGCATGCGCATCAAAGGCGACGACACACCGATCGCCCCCGGTGAGTTTAGGGACGTAGACGTACCAAGCGGTACGATGAAAGACAACATCTTGCCGTTGCCTTACAAAGAGCCAAGTCAGGTATTGCTTGGGCTGATGAATCAAATCATCGAAGAAGGCCGCAGATTTGCAAATACGGCTGATTTGCAGATCAGTGACATGAGTTCACAAGCTCCTGTCGGTACAACATTAGCCATCCTAGAGCGCACCTTAAAAGTGATGTCGGCTGTGCAGGCTCGAGTGCATTACTCGATGAAGCAAGAGCTGGGGTTACTGAAGAAGATTATCGCTGATTACACCCCTGAAGATTACAGTTATGAACCCACAGAAGGTAGCCGCAAAGCTAAGAAGTCTGACTACGATAATGTTGACGTTATTCCTGTCAGCGATCCTAATGCCTCGACAATGGCGCAGAAAATCGTCCAGTATCAGGCCGTTTTACAGTTAGCAATGCAAGCCCCCCAGATGTACAACATGCCGTTGCTACATCGTCAAATGCTAGACGTGCTGGGTATAAAAGACGCACAAAAGTTGATCCCGATGGAAGAGGATCAAAAGCCGATGGACCCAGTCAGTGAGAACCAGAACGTACTGATGATGAAGCCGGTCAAGGCGTTCTTGTACCAAGACCATCAAGCTCACATCACAGTGCATATGTCGGCGATGCAGGACCCCAAAATCATGGCGTTGCTGCAAAACAACCCAATGGCTCCGCAGTTACAACAAGCGATGATGGCGCACATCAATGAGCATCTAGGGTTTGAGTACCGTAAGCAGATTGAGATGCAGCTTGGTATGGCGCTGCCACCACAGAAAGATGAAGCTGGCGAGGATGTACATATGAGTCCTGAGATTGAGGCTCGTTTGGCTCCGATGTTGGCTCAAGCATCACAAAGGTTACTGCAGCAGAACCAAGCGCAGGCGCAGCAGCAACAGGCGCAGCAGCAAGCCCAAGACCCGCTTATCCAGATGCAACAACAAGAGTTGCAGATTAAGGCTCAAGACTTGCAGCGTAGAGCGCAGAAAGATCAGATGGATGCACAACTCAGGCAAGAGCAGCTTGCGATCGAGAAAACCCGTGTGGACAACCAAGCCAAGTCTGAGGGTGTGCGCATAGGGTTGAAGGCAGAACAAGACCGTAAGACGTTAGATTCCAAGCAAACACTGGAAGCTGTTCGTTTAGGTCTGGATGCTGAGCAAAAGCGCAAACAAAATGACGTTCAGCAAAAACAGGTAGCAGTACAGCACTACAACAACCGCGCTCAACATGATATTCAGCGCGAGTCCGCACGTAAAAAACCGACAAAAGGTGAATGATGGATGCGTTTGATGTGATCGTCAAAGAGATTGACGACAAAGTAAAACAACTTTTCGAGTACGTGGGCACAGGTAAAGCCGACACATTTGAAGAGTACAAAAGACTGTGTGGTGAGATTAAAGGTCTGCTCACTGCGCGGGGCTATACCCTAGACCTTAAAAACCGCATGGAGAACTCTGATGAGTGAAATCCTTATCGGCTCAAACCCCGATAATCCGCAAGTAGTAGGTATGTACCGCTCTGAGGCCACCGCCGAGGAAAAAGCAAGTCAATTACCCCGACCATCGGGTTATCACATTTTGTGTGCTATCCCCGAAATCGAAAAAGAATACGACAGTGGCTTGATAAAGGCTGATGAAACGATTCGAGTTGAAGAAGTTCTGACTACTGTGCTATTTGTAGTCGAGATGGGTCCCGATTGCTACAAAGACCCAAATAAGTTCCCCTCAGGGCCATGGTGCAAAAAAGGTGATTTTGTGTTGGTCAGACCCAATGCAGGTAGCCGTTTAGTGATCCACGGTCGTGAATTTCGCATGATTAACGATGATACGGTTGAGGGCACAGTTGATGACCCACGCGGTATCAAGCGCAAATAAGGAAGAACAATGGACCAAAACGAATACAAGTTCCCCGATGAGATTGATGACGATGACAAGCTTGCTGCAGGTGGCAAAGTAGAAATCGACATTGAGATCGAGGACGATACACCCCCCGAGGACCGGGGCCGCGAGCCAATGCCTAAAGAGCTGGTTGATGAGTTAGATAAAGACGAGTTAGAGGAATACTCTGACAAAGTTAAAGTCCGCCTCAAGCAGATGAAAAAGGTCTGGCATGACGAGCGTAGGGCTAAGGAGGCTGCGTACCGTGAACAGCAAGAAGCCGTTGAGTATGCCCGTCGCGTGTCCGAAGAGAACAAACAGCTCAAGGCTCGTTACGCTGCTGGTGAAGTTGAGTATGTGGCAACTGCTACTAACGCCGCTGAACTTAAGCTAGAAGCAGCTAAAAAAGCTTATCGTGAAGCGTATGATGCTGGCGATGGCGAAAAGCTGGTTGACGCGCAGCAAGCAATGCAAGAAGCAACATATGAGCTGCGGGAAGTAAAGAAATTTAAAGCACCTGCTTTACAATCTGAAGAAAACGCAGTACAACAGCAACAAGCACCACAACAACCAGTCGTTAAACCCGACAATCGAGCTGAAGCTTGGAAACAACGCAACACTTGGTTTGGGCAAGACGAAGAAATGACCGCTTCAGTTTTAGGCTTACACGAAAAGCTTAAACGTAACGGTATGGTTATTGGGTCAGACGAATATTATGCGACATTGGACAAGACAATGCGCAAACGGTTCCCAGAAAACTTTGAGTCTTCTGAACCAGAAACGAGAACTGAACCTTCTCGCACAAAGCCCAGTACAGTTGTAGCACCGGCGACGCGTAGTACCTCGCCAAACAAGGTGAAGTTAAAGGCCAGTCAAGTCCAACTTGCCAAGAAACTTGGTTTGACCCCTGAGCAATACGCCCGTGAAGCACTTAAACTGGAGGCCCAATAATGGCTACTGACAGACTTACCCGTGAGTTAGAAACCCGTGCAGTTCAACAGCGTCCTCAGCAGTGGGCACCTGCAGAATTGCTCCCCGAGCCAGACAAAGAGGCTGGGTTTGCTTACCGATGGATTCGCGTCGCTTCTTTAAATCAAGCTGACCCCCGTAACCTTTCTGCCAAGCTCAGAGAAGGATGGGAGCCAGTAAAGATTGAAGAGCAACCGAAATTTCAACTGCTAGTCGATCCCAGTAGTCGTTATAAAGACAACATTGAGATCGGCGGGTTATTGCTCTGCAAGACCCCAACTGAGTTTGTGCATCAGCGTAATACACATTACGCCAAACAGACGCAGGCTCAGACGGACGCTGTGGACAATAATTTGATGCGCCAAAGCGATGCGCGGATGCCGATCTTTAAAGAAGGCAAATCCTCGACGAGTTTTGGTAAAGGCGTTTAAATTTAATCTTTGGAGTTCTAAATGGCTTATCCTACCGTTTCGGCCCCTTACGGGCTTGATCCGATCAATCTGATCGGTGGGCAGGTGTTTGCTGGCGCGACTCGTTTACTACCGATCACCACGTCTTCGGTTAACTATGCAACTGCCATTTTTAATGGTGACGTTGTTCAGTTGGCTTCGTCTGGTACGGTTATTGTTTCGACTCTAGCTGCTCAAACATCTCCTGTTGCAGGTGTTGTTGGGGTGTTTCTTGGTTGCTCTTATACCAGCCCATACACCAAACAAAAAGTGTACGCACAGTACTGGCCCGGCGCTGCTTCTGGCATCACCGACGCTGTTGCTTATGTTAATGACGATCCAGATACCCTTTACAAGGTTGCAAGCGTTGGCTCTACAGCTAACAGCACTGGCTTAGTTATTGCCCCTGTGCAACAAACCGCTGTTGGCGAGAACTGCGTTTTAGTTCTTAATTCTGGCTCAACATCCAATGGCGACTCGTCTATTGGTATTTACAGCGCCGGTACATTAACTTCGTTGCCAATGCGAATCGTGGACTTGGTCCCTGATACAGCTTATGTATCTGGTGGTAACCTTGTCTATCCCGAAGTGATTGTCAAATTTAACTTTGGCTATCATTCGTACTACAACGCTGTCGGCGTATAAGGAGCAATTAAATGGCTATTTCACGCGCACAACTACTGAAAGAGCTGCTCCCCGGCCTGAACGCATTGTTCGGTTTGGAGTATGCACGCTACGGTGAAGAACACAAAGAAATCTACGAAACAGAGACTTCTGAGCGTTCATTCGAGGAAGAAACCAAACTGTCTG